GACTTCTGGCTACCACGTAAAGAAGGTGGAAGAGGCACTGAGATCACCACTCTTCCCGGTGGTGAGAATCTTGGTCAGATTGATGATGTCATCTTTTTCCAGAGAAAGCTTTACAAGGCACTGAATGTTCCGATTGGTCGTCTGGAAACTGATGCAGCATTTACTGTTGGTCGTGCCACGGAAATCAACCGTGAAGAAGTTCGCTTTCAGAAGTTCATTGATAAGCTTCGTAAGAAGTTCTCTCATCTTATTCTGGATACCCTGAAGGTGCAGTTGCTTCTCAAGGGTGTGGTGACTGAGAAAGATTGGGAATCGATTCGTGAAGATATCACACTCGACTTTCTGGAGGATAACTATTTTTCTGAACTCAAGGAAATGGAAATTCTTCGTGAACGTATAGAGATGCTTGCCCAGCTTGGTGAGTATGTCGGCACCTACTACTCTAATGACTGGATTCGTCGCAATATTCTTCGTCAGGACGATGAAACCATCGAGAAACTGAAGAAGGAAATCGAAGACGAGAAGAAATCCGGTGAGATTGAAGAGCCTGAAGAGGGCGAATTTTAACAATTGGAAAAATCAAATATTATAAATAGAAGTTATGAGAGAAATCAAAGATTTACTACAGAGCATTACAAGTGACAATCAAACAAAAGCCAAAGAGCAGTTCGACGCAATTATTGCAGACAAGGTTTCGAATGCACTTGATGCTCGTAAAGTAGCAGTTACCCAAAAGAGGTTCAATGAATCTGTCACTGAAGCAAAAAGAGAGTTTAAAAATGGTGACAAGGTTTATATCCATGATGGTGATAGCTTTGGTCCAGAGGTCCACTTCGAAGGTATCGTAATTGGATATGTTGGTAATAAGGTCAAGATCAAGGGAACTGGTCAAGATAAGGGCAAGACTGAAACCTCGGAAGAACAATTTGTAGCACTTCAAACAGACTTTGATGAGTAACACCTGTGTTAAGAAAAGTAACACCTATGAAACTAATTTCAGAACACATCGAACAAGACCTTGGATACACCATCACTGAAGGTAAGAATGGAGCAAAGAATGTCTTCATTGAGGGTGTGTTCATGCAAGCGAACAAGAAGAATCGCAACAATAGAATTTACGAAAAGAACATACTTGAGGGCGCAGTCAACAAGTATATCTCTGAACAGGTGAAAACAGGTCGTGCTGTTGGTGAGTTGAATCACCCAGATGGACCTACGATTAACCTTGATAAAGTTTCACATCGCATCACTGAACTGAAATGGAACGGTGATGATGTTGTTGGAAAGGCACTCATACTCGATACACCGATGGGTAAAATTGTGAAAGGACTCGTTGAAGGTGGAGTGAAGTTGGGTGTCTCTAGTCGTGGTATGGGAACAGTCGAGATGAAAGATGGTGTGAGTAGAGTCAATAATGACTTCACGCTTTCTACTATCGATATCGTTCAGGACCCCTCTGCTCCTGGTGCCTTTGTTAATGGCATCATGGAAGGTGTAGACTGGGTTTGGGACAATGGTATCTTAACGGCTCGACAAATTGAAGAATACGAGACTGAAATCAAAGAAGCTTCAACAGCTGATCTTGCAAAGGCTCAGACAAGAGTATTCCAAGATTTCCTCTCAAAACTCTAATCAGAAAGAAGTAACTAATATGGAAGAAAATACAAATCCCGAAGAAGAACTTCTGAATGATCTTGAGCTTTCTGAGGAAGCCGAGGTTGTTGAAGAAGGTAAGAAGAAGACCGTTGCTGAAGTCGAACACGAAGATGAAGAAGGTGTTGATGAAGGCGAACACGAAGACGGCGAAGATGAAGAAGAAATGGAAGAATCCAAGAAGTCTGTGAAAGAAATGGAACATGGCGACGAGGAAGAAGAGCAAGAAGAAGGTGCAGAAGAGAAAGAAATCAAGGCTTCTTACAAAGAAGAAATTGATCTCCTTGTCAATTCTACTGAAGGTCTGACCGAAGACTTCAAGAATAAAGCCTCAACCATCTTCGAAGCTGCCTTCACATCTAAGATTCGTGAGACCACTGAGAAGCTGGAAGAACAATACCAGGTTCAATTGGTTGAAGAAACTGATGCAATTCGTGCCGATCTCGTTGAGAAGGTCGATTCTTACCTTGATTATGTTGTGAATGAGTGGGTCGAAGATAATGAAGTTGCCATTGATAGCGGACTTCGTACTGAAATCACTGAAGACTTCATGGGTGCTTTGAAAACTCTATTCACCGAACATTATATCGAAGTTCCTGAAAGCAAAGTTGATCTTTTCGATACTCTCGAAAAAGAATCATCCGAACTGAACAATGAACTTCAAGAGAGCAAGAGTGAGATTGAGACACTGAAAGAAGAAATTGAGTCTCTGAACCGTGAAAAGGTTCTGGCTGAAGCTTCCGAAGATCTCACAACCACTCAGGCTGTCAAACTCGCTTCATTGGTTGAGGGCATTGAATTTGCTGATGTCGATACTTTCACAAGAAAGGTCGAAACAATCAAAGATTCAATCTTCTCCGGTAAGCAAATTGAAGAACAGAATGAAAAGACCGAAGATGGTATCATCGAATCTACTGAGATTGTCGAAGAAGGTAATGATACCAAGTCAGATCTTTCTCCAACAATGCAGAAATATTCTGATGCCCTTTCTCGTCTTATCAAAAGTAATTAACCCTAATACTAACTAGAAAGAAAACAACTATTATGTTTAACGCAGAAAACGCCATTAAGAAATGGCAACCAATCCTCGAACACAAGGATGCTGCACCTATTAAGGATGCATATCGTAAGGCTGTTACAGCCAAACTCCTTGAAAACACAGAGAACGCTCTTCGTGAGCAAGCTCAAATGATGACTGAAGCCATCGGCGGTACTGCCCAGGCTTCTGCCACATACAGTGATCCTGTTCTCGTTTCACTCGTTCGCCGTGCAATGCCTCAGCTCATCGCTTATGATATCTGTGGTGTTCAGCCAATGAGTGGTCCTACTGGTCTCATCTTCGCGATGAAGGCTCGTTACAATACTGCTACTCCAAGCGCTGATATCGATGCCGATAATTCAGAAGCTCTCTTCGATGTTGCTGATAATACAATCTCTGGTACTGGAACATCTCCTGACCAGGGTACTGGTAAAACCACTGCCAACGGTGAAGCTGCTATCACTGCCAACATGGGTTTCACCATCGAAAAGAACACTGTTACTGCTCGTACACGTGCTCTGAAGGCTGAATACTCAATGGAACTCTCTCAGGACCTCAAGGCCATTCATGGTCTCGATGCCGAGAGCGAACTGTCAAACATTCTCTCTCAGGAAATCCTGAGTGAAATCAACCGTGAGGTTCTCTACCAGATCAGAAACAATGCTGTTCTTGGTGCTGACCAGAATGGTGTTGGTTGCTGATGCTGATGGACGCTGGGCCTTGGAAAGATTCCAATCTCTGCTTTTCCAGATCGATCTTGAAGCCAATCAGATCTTCACAAACACTCGCCGTGGTAAGGGTAACTGGGCTGTTGTTAATTCTGACGTCGCCTCTGCTCTTGCTGCTACTGGTAAGCTCGACTCCACAGGTGTTGGTTCCAACATTAACTCTGATTACGCTGGTAATACCCTCATCGGTTCTATCGGTGCAATGAAGGTCTATGTTGATCCTTATGCTGATGCTGGTGATGTTGTTGTTGGTTACCGTGGTGCGAGCCCATTCGACGCTGGTTTCTTCTACTGCCCATACGTTCCTCTGACAATGGTCAAGGCCGTTGGTGAAGATGACTTCCAGCCGAAGATCGCCTTCAAGACACGCTACGGTGTTGCTCATAACCCAATCATCAACGATCAGTCCCTCAAGCCTCATCGTGATGGTTCTGGTGCTTCTGCCGAAGCCGCTGCATTCGATACTGGTGCCAATAATGGTCTCCTGACTGCAGGTGCGAATCCCTACTTCAGCCGATTCACCGTTACATCTATCAATATCGATTCCTAATATCTGAGGTAAGATAAAACGCATGAGGGTCCCCATTACGGGGACCCTCTTTTAGTATAAATAAGAGTATGGCAAGCAGCACTCTGACATCTAATTTCAATGGTCTTTCACCAACAGGTTTCAAGTTGGTAATCGATAAGACCAAGTATGCAAATATTGAGTATTTCATCACGACCTTCTCAATACCCGAACTTAATCTTGGAGAGGTACCTGTGTCATACAGAGGTTCAATTGGGTATGTACCAGGTGATAGGGCAGAATATGGTGCATTGAGTGTTCGATTCTTGATTGATGAGGACATGAAGAACTATTTGGAAATACACGATTGGATTCAGGATAATATCACCAAGAAAACAATCACGAAATCTGATATGATCCTCTCTGTCTTGTCAAGCCATAATAATGTCAATAAACAATTTCAGTTCATAAGTGCATTCCCAACATCATTGTCTGGTGTTGAATTCAGCACACAAAGCACAGAGGTTGAATATGTCCAAGCGGATGTCACCTTTCGGTACGATAGATTTAAGATCTTATAGATAATACATGACATTAGAAGATGTTCTCGTGATGTGGGAGGCTGATTCTGTTATTGACGAAATCAACCTCGACGAAACCTCAATCAAATCTGCGAAACTCCATGCAAAGTATCTTCAGCTT